GAACAGACTTGCTAATAAAGAACTTACTGTGGAAGAAATAGTACAAGAAATACAAGGCATGTATAAAGATTATATGTTAGATAAGGAGAATGAAGAATGAAAAGAAAATTTGATATAGCAGAGATAGTATTCAATAATCCTGATGAGTCTGATGGTTTTGAATATGGAGTTAGTATTATAAATAAATTTTTAAAATCTTACAATTTAAAAATAAATATTAAGGAGAATATTATTCATGCAAAGTTTGCTTGGGAAATTAAAGTGGAGAATGTATAGTGAGTGATTGTTTATATGTATTCGGAAGTTTATTAGCATTTGTAGGTGGATTAAATATTTATACAAATTCTTCTATACTTTCTGGTATTATTATGTTAGCATTAGGTGGATTAATTATGTACTGTGGCTACTTAGCGAAAGGATTAGATTAATGATAACTATGGAATGTGATTACTGTGATCATGTAGAACATTATGAAGATGAGTGTTCATTTTTTCAAGGTGAAATGTGGGGATTACCAGACGGTTCTGTCATGTGTAATGCTTGTTTAGAGAAGAAGCCTTGTCCAGATAATGTCCGAGAGTTATATTTAAATGAGGTGGTGGAACTATGAAAGTAAAAGAAATAATATTTAAACTACAGCAATGCAATCAAGAGTTAGAGTGCTATGGTTTTTTTAAAGACGATATAAGAAATGTAGAAATGGTTGACAACAGTATGGAAGATAGAGTAGAATTTAATTTAGAAGAATTAAAAGGAGATTAACATGAACATATTTGTATTAGACGAAGATCCTGTCATATCTGCACAGATGCAATGTGATAAGCATATAGTAAAGATGCCATTGGAAACTGCACAGATGTTATGTTCTGTGTTTCATAGGCATGGACAAGGAGATAAAGTACCATACAAAGAAGCACACAAGAACCACCCATGTACACTATGGGCAGGAGATAGTGCTGATAATTTTAGTTGGCTAGTACAACATGGTATGGAGTTATGCTTTGAATATACCAGAAGATATAACAAGATACATAAATGTCAACAAGTTATTATGGATATAAGAGAAACAGATTGGGGTACATTGCAATATAAACCTACGTGTGGAACACCACATCCACAATGTATGCCAGAAAAATACAAGTGTGCATTTGATGCTGCTGTACTAGCATATAGAAAGTATTATGTGAATGATAAGAAAGATATAGCCAAGTGGGAGAAGAGTAGACCTGCACCAGATTGGTATGATGTAGGGAATGACTATTATAAAATGAGAGAAGAGAGAGTAGAGTTAGATGCGTATGATGGATAAAATAAAACTTGTAACAGCATAATAAATATGATATAATAAAAATATAAAAGGAGAATGAAATGTTTAAACCATATAATACCTATGATGAAATTCCAGGAAATGTTAAAAAAGAAATCTGTTTAGGTAACAAAGTATTTAAAGTTACTGATGTACCATTGAAAGATATTAATAGTTTTTATTCTGAACTAGATAGTTTTATTCAGACTACAGAGAAGAAAATTTTAGCACAAAGAATTTTAAAACAATTAGATAATGTAGAAAAAGTTTTAAAAGGTTTAGAAAATCAAGTAGATGATGTTGAAGATAAAGTACAGCAGGTATATGATAAGGTCGTATAAATGTTTATGATTATTCAATACAAAACAAAACACAGACTAGATAAAAAGGCTTGGGAACAACGATATCCTATTGACCAAATCTGTGAGGAAGAACCACCATTTCATCCTATGTTTTTTATAGATAAAGAAACAGCTTGGCAACAGTTAGAAGAATGGGGTATTGAAAAAGAGATGGCAGAGTTACAGAACATAGAAATAGTTGGAGTACATTAATGAATAAACATCTTCCTCAAAAAGATTTATCATGGTATATTAAATGGATAAGTACCATCTTGATTATTATTTCTTTGATGCTTCGGTCAGCAGAACTTTTTGCTCCATTTGATTTAGCCTTTTCCTTGGCAGGAAGTTTGGGTTGGTTAGCTGTTGGTGTATTGTGGCATGATAGGTCAATCATAATACTTAACGCAGTCTGTGGAACGATTGTAGCCACAGGTTTACTACGACAATTAATAATATAGGAGAAAGATAATGCCATATATAACAAAGAATAAAGAGATAGAATTACTTAGAAAGAATGTAAAAGATTTACAAGGTCAATTACAAAATGCTTATGTAAGAATAAAAAAATTAAATGAAGCCTTGCATTTTGAGAAAGCATCTAACAATCCTGACCATCCCTTTAGTACTGCGACAGGTTGGGCAAACTTAGAACATTGGGATAGTGAGAATCCAGATGCTAGTTTTATTGAGGAGAATAAAGATGAGTGAAGAAATGGATGCTGAATATTGGGAAGAAGTAGAAAAATTTATGGGTAAAAGGATTCCACCAAAAGGAATAGATGATCCTTATAAAGATTGCTCAACATTTATTCAAGCAAATTCAGGTTGGATATATCATCTAGGATTTACTTGTGCTATGAATAAAGAGAAAACTTGTGTTAATATTTATGATAAGAAAGGCTACGGAGATTTAGTAGCAACATGGTATGAATCAACTAAGGATTATAAGGAGAAGAAAAATGGCTAGACAAATGTGGGATAGAGAAGAACGCTCAGAGTACAGAAAATTATTTAGAGAATATAAACGAGAAGGCTTTGATGAAGATGAGGCAAAGAGATTGGCACGAGAAGATGTCAAAGAACTTATGGCAGAGAAGAGAAGTTTTGTTACTGAATTATATAATAATACTTTAAGAGAATTAGATTAATTAAAAAAGTTCTTGACAATATAGAAAAAGTACTGTAATATATCTATTAATATATATAATAATAATTATAATAATAATTATAATAATACTTAAAAGGAATTATAATGGCACAATGGATAAGTAGAGGTAAATGCCCTTGTGGTAAATCAAGTAAGGGTTATAATATTCATGCAGATGGTCATGCCTTTTGTTTTTCGTGTAATACTAGATTTAAAGGTGAAAAGGATTTGAATATGCAAGCAGAAAATGTAGTGAATATAACAGAAAAAAAAGATCTATCTTGGACAGGTGAAGTAAGTGCTATACCAGATAGAAGAATAGATGAAGATGTTGTTAAAAGATATGACAGTTTAGTAAAAAAGAATAATGGATTTATTACACATCATATTTATAAATATTATAATATTGATGGTAGCCATACTGCTAGTAAGATACGACAAGTAGAAGGTAAAAAGATTTGGAGTGAGGGTAATATGAAAGATACTTTACTCTTTGGACAAAACTTATTTAAATCTGGTGGTAAAATAATTACTGTAACAGAAGGAGAGTTAGATGCCATGTCTGTTTATCAGATGATGGGTAAGAAATATCCTGCTGTATCTCTTAAAAATGGTGTACATAGTGCAGTACAAAATTGTAAAGATGTATTAGAATATTTACAATCATTTGAAACTGTAGTGTTATGTTTTGATAGTGATGAACAAGGCAAGAAAGCAACACAAGAAGTTGCCCAACTGTTTGAGCCTAACAAATGTAAGATTATGAAGATGGCTTTGAAAGATGCTAATGAATATTTAAAAATGGGAAGGGCAGTACAATTTACCAATGAGTTTTGGAACGCACAACCATATACTCCTGCAGGTATAACTAATCTTGGAGAACTTGGTTCAGCTTTATATGAAGAAAATTATTGTGAAACTGTATTATATCCTTGGACAAATATGAATACTAAAACATATGGTATGCGTACTGGTGAGTTGATTACATTCACATCAGGTGCAGGTATGGGTAAGAGTTCTATCATGCGTGAGTTAATGCACCACATTATGAAAAGTACAAAAGATAATATAGGTATACTAGCATTAGAAGAAAACATTAAGAACACAGCATTTAATATTATGTCAGTTGAAGCTGATGCTAGATTATATATTAAAGAAATTAGAGAAAAGTTTTCTCCTGAACAGTTAAAAGATTGGGAACAAAAAACTATTGGAACAAAAAGATTCTTTGCCTTTGACCACTTTGGATCTATTGGTAATGATGAGATACTAAGTAAGGTTAGATATATGGCTAAGTCTTTAGATTGTAAATGGATATTCTTAGATCACTTATCTATTCTTGTTTCAGGACAAGAAGATAATGGTGATGAAAGAAAGTCTATTGATATTTTAATGACAAAGCTAAGATCATTGGTGGAAGAAACAGGGATAGGTTTATTACTCGTTTCTCACCTACGCAGACCCACAGGCGATAGAGGACATGAAGATGGAAAAGAAGTTTCTCTATCACATCTTCGTGGGTCTGCAAGTATTGCCCATTTATCAGATGGAGTGATAGCATTAGAAAGAAACCAACAAGCAGAGGATGAGAACATTGCTAATACAACAACTATTCGTATCTTAAAAAATAGATATACAGGAGAAACAGGAATAGCTTGTCATCTACATTACAATAAAGATACAGGTAGAATGATACAAGTAGACGATCCTGCTGCAGGTGAAGATGATTTTTAATTTGACATTAACTATAAAGGTATGCTATAATGTGTAAAATGTGGAAACACTACTGCCCTATCGAAGAAACTGATATGGAGATAGGTGTAGATGAAGAATGTAATTGGTGTGGTGCAACAGAAGAAAGAGAAGAGAATGACAACAGCGATAGTTGATATAGAAACCAACGGCTTAAAAGAAGCTGTAATAAAAAATGGTAAGATAACAATACCAAAAGCAACGAAGATACATTGTATTGTTGCCAAGTGTTATGATACAGGCAGAACAAAAACATGGGTACAAGATGAATGTAAACAGTTTGCTGAATGGTCGAAGTTAATTGATACATTTATTATGCACAATGGTTTATCTTTTGATGCACCACTATTGAATAAGTTTACCAATTCAGATATCAAAGCATCTCAGGTAAGAGATACTCTTCTTGAATCACAACTGTTTAATCCTATAAGAGAGGATGGACATTCATTAGAAGCCTGGGGAAAGAGATTACATCAACCTAAAGGTGACGTTGATTCTTTTGAAGAGTATACTCCTGATATGTTAGACTACTGTAAACAAGATACTGAAATAACTTACATGGTAGCCAAACAATTAGAAGAAGATAAAAGAAAGTTCTCTAAAGAATCTTTACAGTTAGAACATAAAGTTAGACAGCTGTTAGATCAACAAGAAGAAAATGGTTTTGCTTTAAATTTAAAAGATGCTATGGTATTAAATGCACAGTTAAGTGATGAACTATATGAACTAGAACAATGGTCATTACAAACATTTGAACCTACCATTATTAAATTAAAAACAAAGACCAAAGAAATACCTTTTAATATCGCATCTCGTCAACAGATTGGACAAAGACTTATGGACAGAGGTTGGAAACCTACTGTAAGAACTGAGAAAGATCATGTTGTTGTTAATGAAGCTGTATTAAAAACTATAACAGAACCAGAACTTATTCCATTAGCTAAAAAGTTTATCAGATATTTTCTTATACAAAAAAGATCTGTTATGATTAGCTCTTGGATTAATGCCTGTCGAGATGATGGGAGAGTGCATGGCAAGGTAATGACATTAAGAACTGTAACAGGTCGTATGGCACATCACTCTCC